AATTTGGTGGAGAGTCTGACGAAGATGGACTTGATATGGAAGATGATGGTTTAGAGGATGAAGAATTGGGAACTGAATTACCTGAAGGTGAAATGGGTGAATCTAAACATTACGGTTCATTTGGTGGTGATGAATGGAGAAGAGAAGATAATAAGATGTACAAACCGGAGGATTTTGATTTTGAGTTTGATGAGAAAGAATATGATGATGTTGAATCATATATGACCGATTACCCGGATTCACAGTTTTTTGGCGGACCTAATTCTAAAAACAATAAAGATTTTTTTAATGCTTATAAAAAGAAACATAACTCACCTTTTAAAGTTAGAACAAAGAAAAACTTTGGTGAAATGGATGAAGCTTTTGATAGTGAAGAAATGGCAATGTTTGATGATTTTAACGAAAAGGATTATAAAGAAATTTCTAACCCTAAAAAACATTTTAGTGGAGAAAGAACAAATCCTAGACTTGATAGAGATTACCTTGACTTAAGTGATAATGATGAAGATTCTTATAGAACTAAAAAACATTTTGGACTTGAACCTCGTCATAGAAAAAATATGGGAGATATGTTTGAAGGTATTTTTTCTGAATCTAAAGTTGATAAAATATTAGAAAGATATTTTGAGACTGAAAAAACTGAAAATACTAAAAAAACTCCAATTACTGAAAATAGAAAAGTTGTTGTTAATAGAATTAAAAATTTATCTGAAAGTATTTCTCAAGAAGTTGCTTCAACTAAATTTACAAAAAACAACCCAACAGCTAAATTAATTGGTAAAACAACTAAAAACTTTTTAGTATTTGAACATAACAATACTAAAGTTAGAATCTCTACAAAAGGTGAAATCCTATGAGTAAATTAATTTATGTAAATGCGTTAGGACCAAATTATAAAGGTGATAACATTTACGAATTTATTTTTTCTAAAGATACAGATAATATCTGGGGGGAAAATTGGGAATCAAAACCGGCTAACGGTTACCCTTTACCCCCAGATTTAGATTTTATAATAAAAGTGGGGGTATTAAAAAACGACCAAATAACGATGACCGTAGTTCAGAATTCTGACTACTTCTCAATGATGGATTCAATGGATGGTGTTATTGCGTTAGCTTGGGAGGACGAATCTGATTATGTTGATTTTAGTCATCAAAAAAGATTAGTTTTTACATTTGGTGAAGAAGAACAATCTGTTAAAGATAAACTATACGAACGAGATATCGTTTTAGAATTTGAAAAAAAAGTAATATATGAAAATTAATCACAAATTATTAAAATTGGTTGAGTATGGTATGAAAACTACTACTCTAACTTCCTTGACTGAATCTCAAGTAAATGGTCTATATAATAGATTAGTAGAAGGTAAAAAAGAAACTAAAGAAGCTGTAACTAAAACATCTACAACAACAACTTACGATTTAGGTAATACGGCTGATGTTGCTGCGGCAAATAAGTCTTTAGCTGGTATGGCAACTATTGACCCTAACCAAAAAAAGATGGTTGTAACTAAAGAAGGTGAAATGACTGAAAAGGCAGAATCTAAACAACAACAAAAATTTATGGGTTTAGCATTATCTGTTAAACGAGGTGATACACCTAAAAGTAAAGTATCTAAAGATGTTAAAGATGCTGCTAAAAAAATGTCTGAAAAAGATTTAGAAGATTTTGCATCTACAAAACATAAAGGTTTACCTAAAAAAGTTAAAAAAGAAGAAACTAAAGAAGGTTTTGGATTTGGTGATTATGGTAAAAAATTAGTAGCCGCTGCCGCTGGTGCAACTAAAAAGAATTTAAACCAAATAAGTCCTAGTGTATCTATTGGTGAATCTAAAGAAGCTGTTATAGAAAGAAAAATCATTCAATTGGTTGAGAAACACCTTACACCAAAAATGACTAAACAAGACTTCTTAAATTTAGTTAAAGAACAAGGAACTAAAGAAGCTCCTGTTAAGACTCCAGTTAAGACACCAGCAAAACCAAAAAAAGATAATCCTTATCAACCAAAACATAAACCAGCCCCTAAAGCTGAAGTTAAAGAACAAGGAACTAAAGAAGCTCCGGTAAAAACACCGGTTAAAACTCCTACAAGACCAAAACCGTTTAATCCTTACCAACCAAAGCATAAACCAGCTCCTAAAGCAGAAAATAAAGATTTACCTGAATGGTTATCTTTCAAGTCATTAGGTCTTAAATTAAAATAATAGTTATGAGTTTAAATTCTAAAATAGAACAAATATTAAAAGCTAAAACTAAACTTGAAACTAAATTAATTCAAGAAGGTTTAACTAAAAAAGAACATAGTGTTTTGAATGAAATCAATTCTACTATGAAAGAACAGATTGATTACGAAGGACCTGAAAGAATGGAACCAGGTATTGAGAGAAAGATTACTTCAAAATCAACACCTTTCGCTGGACATCCTGCAATACCTGAAGGTGATAAAGATTTTATTGAAATTATTTCATCTAAAAGATTTAAAGACTCTGTAGCTAAAGTTAGAAGATTTTTAGGTGATACAACACCTATCCAAGGTCGTAATCCAATGATGGGATTAATGTCTATGGTTATGAGAGGTTTACAACAAACTATGGCTATAGAATCTCAAAACAAGGAAACTCTTGAGAATTTAGCTGTTGAGTTAGTTAAAAAAGAATTAGGAATACCTGAAGGTTCATTACAATTTGACGCTCAATTAATTCATAGGTCTATGGGTTCCGCTGAAGGTATGAGAACTCGTGCTAAAGAACCTAGTGAAGAAGAAGTAAAAGACGCTTTTGCTAAAGGTGAAGAACACCAAGAAGAATTAATGGATTTCGCTGACGAATTTGAAAAATTCAATTTAGAGAAAGCAAAGAGAAGACTTATTAACTCATTAATACAAGGTGCTGCGTTTAAAGGTGGTCATATGTATGTTTTACTTAATGATGAGTTAAACGCTATTAACCCTAACTTAATGAATTTATATGGTGTTAACCAATCATTGATGGAACACTTATATTGGTTATATCCAGATATGGAACAAATGGCAAGTTCTGGTGGTGGTCAAATGGGACAATCAGAAGTTGATAATGAAACAGACCCACCTACAGTTGTTGCTCGGGCTGCTACTTTCCCTTTATTAGTTCACGAATTAGTCAAAGGTGTTTATGAAGTATTTGGAACTCACGGATTACCTGATGACCCAAGACAAGCTGAAATGGTTATGGGTGCTGAAGATACTTTACCTGCCGAAATTTGGGATTCTAGATTAGGACCTATATTTTGGGAAAAATTTACTGAGGCTTATCCTGATAAATTATTTGATGAGGATAAAAAACATTTACAACATTATCTTTTCGTTAGATTCTCAAGACTTAATGCAGCTGAATTTATGAGAATTGCAAAATTAATCTTAAAAGGTGACCCACAAGGAAGTAAATTTATTGATAGAATGGTTACTGAAATCATTGAGGATTTGAAAAAAGAAGAGTACGAAGATGAGGATAATGATGATTACGATGATGATGATTTAGATGATATTGATTTATCAGCTCTTGGTTTCTAAAAAATTAATATAACATTATGGCAAACCTAACAAAAGAACAAGTATTAATTGAATATGTTAAATGTCATAAAGATATTGAATACGCGTTAAGAACTTATTTACAGACATATGATAATACAGTATCAAAATATGTTCCTTTAGAATTATATCCTGACCAGTTATCCTTACTTAAGGATTATGAGGAATATAATGAAAATATTGCATTGAAATACCGACAAGCGGGGGTCTCTACAGTCACCGCCGCTTGGGGTTCAATGAAACTAGCCTTCGCTAAAAAAACAAAACCCGAAAAAATACTTATCATTGCCAATAAATTAGATACATCTTTAGAGATGGCTAATAAAATTAGAGCGTTCGTTGCTCAATGGCCTAGTTGGGTTGGTATTGACTTTTCACCTGAAAAAAATTCACAAAAACATTATAAATTAAACAATGGTAGTGAGGTTAAGGCCGTAGCAACATCTAAAGATGCTTTGCGTGGTTTCACCCCCACTATACTTGTATTTGATGAGGCGGCGTTTATTGACGCTGATAGTGATTTTTGGGCTGCGTGTATGGCTTCCCTATCTACTGGGGGTAAAGTAATAGTTGTTTCAACTCCCAATGGATTTGACCCAATTTATTATGAAATATACGACCAGGCGTTACGAGGAATGAATGACTTTAAGATATCAGAGATGTTTTGGTATCGTGACCCTCGTTATACTAAGGATTTATATTTGGTTAAAACTCATGACTCAATTCATTATCTTTTGAATAAAGAGGAGTATAATAAGAATGATATTATTAGCTGGGCTCATATACCTGCAGAACAAAGAGATTATACTCAATTAAAGGCTTTGATGGATGATGGTTATAAACCATGTTCAAGTTGGTTTGAGAGTATGGTTAAGAAATTAAAATACGATAAGAGAAAAGTATCACAAGAGTTAGAATGTAACTTTTTAGGTTCTGGAGATAACGTATTTGATTCTAACTTAATGCAGAATATTCACGAGAATATGATAACCAATCCCCAAAATAAAATGATGGCTAACGCATTATGGATTTGGAAAGAACCGGTTATTGGTCATAAATACATTATGGGTGTGGATGTCAGTCGTGGAGATAGTGAGGATTTTAGTTCTTTTCAGATAATTGATTTTGATGAAAGAGAACAAGTTGCGGAATATGTTGGGAAAGTTCCCCCTGATGTTATGGCGGAGATTGCATATAAGTGGGCTAATATGTATTCAGCTTATGTGGTTATAGATATTACTGGGGGTATGGGTGTTTCAACTGCGAGAAAGATGCAGGAGATGGGTTATAAGGATTTATATATTGATGGTGTTGATACCACTAATAAATGGTCTTACAATCCTAAATCGGCTGAAAAAATCCCCGGAATCAATTTTAACAATAAAAGGGTTCAAATTATTGCGTCATACGAAGAAGTGTTGCGTCATAAGTTCAGAATATATAGTTCAAGACTATACAATGAAATGAATTCCTTTATATATATTAATGGTCGTCCTGACCACCAAAGAGGTCACCATGACGATTTAATTATGTCAATTGCGATGGCAACTTATGTTGCTGAATCATCATTTAGTAATTTAACTAAAGTTACTGAACATACAAAAGCGATGATTGATTCATGGTCAGTTAATAACAATACTGATATGAATAAGACTTTAGATTTTAATCCGGTAATACCAAATTATTCAGATAGGCAAGGCCAATTTAATGGTGGTCATATAGCAAAAGAGGATTATAACAAATACGGGTGGTTATTTGGTGGTATGAGATAAAAACAATTTCTATTCCATATAAGTAACTATTTATATGGATAGAAATTTATTTATATTAAGAATATGGAAAACAATCAAAATAATCAAAACAATTTAACGGTTTGGCAGAGGTTATCTAGAGCCTTTGGTCCTAACTCATTATTGAATCAGGATTATCCAACTTATAAGTTAGATAAAAAAGAATTGTTAAAAACAACTTCTAAAGCTGAATATGAGAAGGAAAAATTACAAGCTCAGCAAACTTATTACTTAGGTAATCAATGGACTAAAATTGAGAGTAACTTATATACTCAAGCGGTTTATTATGAACCAACTAGGTTAGCATCATTTTATGATTACGAAAGTATGGAATACACCCCGGAGATATCTGCGGCGTTAGATATCTATGGTGAAGAATCAACAACTGTTGACCAAAACGGTTATATGTTACAAGTATATTCTGAATCAAAACGTATCAAATCAATCTTAACGGATTTATTCAACAACGCATTAGATATTAATACAAATTTACCTATGTGGACAAGAAATACTTGTAAATATGGGGATAATTTTGTTTATCTAAAATTAGATGGTGAAAAAGGTATTGTTGGTGCAATGCAGTTACCAAATATTGAAATAGAACGATTAGAAAGAGGTATGGCCGCTAAATCTGCTAACGTAGAGGAATTACCTGAAAATAGAGGATTAAGATTCAAGTGGAAATCTAAAGATATGGAATTTAACACTTGGGAGATTGCTCACTTTAGATTATTAGGTGATGATAGAAAATTACCTTATGGTCT